CGGTCCATAAGTGTTAATACCTCCAATCTGAATAACTTAATTGTACACTATCTGCTTATGTTATAATTACACCATAAACCAACCCATATACGTGGACTACACGGAAAAAAAGGAGAAGATGGAATGGCAGAAGTTACTACAAAAGAATTTGTTGCTAAGATTAGCGACTTAGTACCCAGCGAAGAAAACCCACGTAAAATTGGGCGCAAAGCTTATGAGGCTTTGAAAAAATCGCTGGCAGAGTTCCCAGAAATGAAAAAAATACGCCCCATCGTTATTGATGAGGATATGAACATACTGGCAGGACACCAGCGCCTCTATGCGCTGCAAGAGCTGCAATATGCAGATGTGAACGTGCTGCAGGTCACCGGACTCACCAAGAAGCAGAAGCGTGAGTTTATGGTTAAAGACAATGTAAGCGCCGGTGACTGGGATACTGATATTATTGCCAACCTATGGGATCTTGACGAACTTGAGCAATTTGGTGTGCCAGCATTCAAGCTGCCAGGCTCAGGCGGTAGCGGTGATAGCAACACTGATGCAAGCTATAAAAATCACGAGGTAACTTGCCCAGAGTGTGGGCATCACTTTGTACTTGGCGAACAAGAATAAACCAGGCTTTTTACAATGAGTAAAAAAAGTATTCAGCTTGGTGATGAAATTCAAGACGTAACCGCAAAGGCTACGGGTATTGCTATTGGTCACGTTGAGTACTTGGATGGATCGAAAGCTTGGTTAATGCAGCCAGCATATAGTGAAGATGGCACGCGCATACCGGTTATAGAAGTGCAGGATGCTTACGCGCAAAAAGTGGGTGAGGGCGTGCGTATCGAACCTAAGCCGGTTATGGGCTTTCACGCCAGGCAGGTAAGTAATAATGGTGGCTAAGAAAAAAGCGGCAGATAACCAAAAACCGCAAAAAGTGGTGGCAAAGCCAGTTAAGCCTACCAAAACTGGTGTAGTCAAAAAACCTACCGCAAAAAAGAAGCCAAATAAAAAAGTTGTTCAGCCAAAAATCACTGATGAAATGTTTGAGAAGTGGTTTATGAAAAGGTCGAACAAACAATTTATTCAACTGACCAAAGACTGGAATGAAGAGAACCTAAAAGTACGGCTGACCAAGCAGGATAATTACGATGGCTGGCTTAACTATTTCAAGACACTATCACCAAACGTCATACGCCTGCTGGCTACCACTGGGCTTGATGTATTGCCTACTGAGGGGTATGCTGCCCTGGCATTCTGGCACGACATTATTAGCAACCCAAGCCGCATTAAAAACATTCACCGCGCCGGTCTCACAAACGGTGGCAAGTCAGAAAAGACTATTGTGGATCACGCCAAAGAGAATAACCGTATGGGTGTGCTTGAGGCTATCCGTGATGAGCTGGCAAGCAAACTGCAGCAAGGTGCTGGCGCACGCGATGCCGGTCAGCTATCAGCTCAAATGATGGAAGTAATGACCCAGATTGATGTATACAAACGAAGGCTAGAGCCAAAGGCTGAAACGCCACTGGGCGCGTTGCTATCTGATATGCCAACCATTAAGAACAAACGCCCAAGCGAAAACGGCAAAGGCGCACGGCACACCAGTTTTGCATCAAGAGTAACAATTGAAGATTTGGAGGCAGCAGATGGCAAATAATAAAAAGAAGCGCTACGGCAATCAGAAGCCCCGTATAGACCAATGGAATAACGGCGATATTTGGCTTGCTGATAAAACCATACAGCTGATGGAAGCCTACGGCATTCACCTATTGCTATGGCAGAAGCTGGTAATTTACCGATGGCTGGCAGTGTACTGGGATGATGATTTAGAAAAGTGGATGTGGTCAAACCCAAAAGCCGGTCTGCTTGTGCCACGCCAGAATGGTAAGACAGAGATTATTATTGCCCGTATTATTGGCGGTATGATTTTTATGGATGAAGCTTTGATTTACACGGCTCACTCTGATAAGACTGTTGACGAAGTGAAGCGCCGCGTTCAAAACTTTTTCTATAATGCCAAAGAAGAGGTACGCAATCTGCTTACTGCAGAATTTGATAAAGACCCTAAGAGCCTTGACTACCTAGAATTACGTGGTGGTGGGCGCTGTGTATTCCGTACCAGGACGCGTACAGGTGGCTTGGGTACTACCAATGACACGTTGATACTGGATGAGGCGCAAGAAGAGACTGACGCGCAGCAAGAGGCGCTATTGCCTACCATTTCAGCCGGTAAGTCACAAAACCAACAAATCATACGTGCTGGTACACCACCAAGCGGTGGCGGCAATGGTACTGTGTTCATCCGTATTAGGCAAAACGTCATAACCGGCAAAGACCACGATACCTGTTGGCAAGAGTGGTCAGTTGAGCTGCTTACCGATCCTAGCGATGAAGATGCTTGGTATGCTGCCAACCCGTCACTTGGCTACCACCTGATGATTATGGCAGTCCGAAACGAAGCAAAGGATATGGCTATAGATAGCTTTAATAAAATGCGCCTGGGCTGGATAGCAGGTATTGAAAGCAAGCGTGCCATTAGTGATGAGCATTGGGCGCAGCTGGCTGTTAAAAAGGTGACGCTTGAAGAGCCGCCGCGCCTGGTCTACTGTATTAAGTTTGCGCCGGACGGTAGCGCCGTCTCACTTGGGGTTGGTGTTTATATGCCTAACGATACGGTCCACGTTGAATTGATTGAGCGCAAGCCAATGAGCGCAGGCACGTATTGGATCACTAACTGGCTATTTGATAAAACCAAAGACCGGTGGCGCAAGGCTGCAAAGATTATCATTGACGGCGCAAGTGGTACGCAGCTGCTTGTAGAAGAGCTACACCGCACTGATAAGCGCATTGGTAAAAAGATACTCACACCAAACGCAAAAGAGGCTGGGGCGGCTTACGCAGCGTTTGACGCGGCAATTATCCAGCGGACTATGACCCACTATGACCAGCCTGCATTGAATGGCAGCATTAAGACTGCCAAAAAGCGCAGCATTGGTAAAGACGGTATGTTTGGTTATGCAAGTATGAACCCTGATTTTCAAATTGACCCAACAGAGTGCGCGGCATTCTGTAACTACGGGGCAATGCGATACGCGAAAAATTATAAACCTACCGGTAGTAGCACCCAAAAGGTTATGATATAGTGCAAGGTAGGCTTTAGGGCAGTAAGACACCCTTTAGCTCAGAACTCCAATTCGGCAATAAAAGCGCCCCAGAATGCGAAAGCAGCAGGGGCGTTTTGCTTTTGATATAATCAGCTTATGATTAAAACTTTTGACGGCATAGATAACAGCATTTAATGGAAGCTGAACCCGATACCACCAACGTGTCATACATTGACGAGTACCCAGAGCTAGAAGAGCGCCTGAGATTGCGTAGGATGGCGCAGGGCAGGCTTTTAGGCAACAAAGCGACTTGTACCGTGATTGTTTTACCAACGCCACCAGACGGCGCGGCATAGCACCCATTGACAAAATAGCGATGATGTGCTAATATGTACTTATGATTAACAAAATCACAAACAAATATTACGAATACAACCCAAACGAATTTCTGCCAATCTTTTATGAGGGCGTACTTGCCAACCGTAAAGAGTTCCACGTTTACAAAACCAAGCAAGCACTTAAGGCTATTGGTACTGCACTTGCCCCAATGGGTAACCGCATTGATAGCTTCTTTGTAAATCATTAACAGAGGTCAGACGGCTTTTTTACATACTATATAGAAATGTTCTTTAAGAACAATTTTATACACTATATAGAAGTACCTGGTAATAGAGCTGCTTTTACACCTGCTATCCACAGAAAATAGGCATTTATGCACAACCGGCTTGTTAGATTTTTAGCTGTCGTGCTATATTGAAGTACAGACAAATGAATTGGAGGGTACTTATGTCTTACACAGTGAGTGACCAGCGGACTCAAACAATGCTGGAAAAAATAGGGGATGAAGCGGCTAAACTGATTGATAACCAGAGCTTTTTGCCATTCTATCGATCCGTACAAATCAAGCTTGAAAAGGCTGGTAAGGCTGAGGAATGGGGTAAGATGATTGCCCTGGCGCTCACCAAAGAACAACCCAGCCGGTACTTTGCCAAGCTGTGTAAGATGGTCCGCGATGAAACCTATAAGTTTGTTGAGGCTGTTAAAGAGGTGGCTAGTGATGCTGCCCTATGGCTCAATGACAAGTTGGTTAAATTCAAATTTGGTAAGTATCACAAGTTCTGGGTGCGAAAGGCACAGGAATTTGTAAACGTAAATGGGCAGGCAGGGATGGTTGAGCTGCTTGAATATGCCGAACGCAAGCGCATAAACCAAAAGCAGATGGCTACCGCATTGAAAAACTGCAAGCCGCCGCAGCGCTATTACAAAGAAAACGTATTGGGTGCTGCACAGTAATGAAAGTCTTTAGCACATTCACCGGCATTGGTGGCTTTGAGCTTGGGATCGATAAGGCAGCCGCTGCAGCCGGTCAAAAGATTGAGTACGTTGGCTATAGTGAAATTGACCAGCGTTGCATATCCGTTTACGAAAAGCATTTTAAGGGGGTGCAGAATTATGGGGATATTACAAAAATTGATGCAGAAGCACTACCAGACTTTGATTGTTTGGTGGGCGGCTTTCCGTGCCAGGCGTTCAGCATACTTGGGCGCGGCAGAGGCTTTGAAGATACCAGAGGCACACTATTCTTTGACCTTGCAAGAATTTTGCAGGCAAAACGCCCTAAACTATTCGTATTTGAAAACGTCAAAGGGCTTACACTACACGACAACAAACGAACTTTCAGAACCATCATCAAAACCATTGATGAGCTGGGGTATGATTGCCAATGGCAAGTTATTAACAGCACAAATCACTCAGTACCGCACAACAGAGACCGGATTATTATTGTCGGACATCTTAGAGGATCAGGTAGACCCCAAGTATTTCCTTTCAGCAGAGCAACAGGCAAAGATAACCAACAACGTGATAATTCCAAAGCGCGTGCCAGCCAGCCGCAAGTAAGAATACCAGAGGCTACCGTTGCCGGTTACGCTATGGCTTCACCAGGTCAGGCAGTGAACCTATCAATGCCAAACAGCCGGTCCAGGCGCGGCAGGGTCAGCGATGTATCACCAACCCTTGATACTGGAATGTGGATATACACCGTAGCACCTGATGGGCGTTTGCGCCGTCTCACGCCAACCGAATGTGAGCGCCTGCAGGCATTCCCTGATGGCTGGACAAAGACCGGCATACTGGGTGAAGAGTTTACTGACCGGCAGCGCTATAAGATGCTGGGCAATGCAGTGACTACAAATGTTATTCAATCAGTGTTTGAAAGGATATTTATATAATGGCAGGACATAGGCACGTACCAATACTATTTTTAGATATTGATGGAGTATGCAACAACCGCCGGACGCGTGAGCGCCAGGGCAGCACTAAGTTTATTGGCATCAAGCCTGAGCTTGCGGATCGAGTGCGCCGCATTATAGCTGAGACGGGTTGTAAAGTAGTACTATCATCCAGCTGGCGTTTATTCCCAGACAGCAAGGCTTGGGCAGAGCAAAACGTGTGTGAGTTTTTTGACGTTACGCCTGACCTGCAGCGCGGCGCTATTTGGGGGATGGTATACAGAGGCTTTGAGATTAAGCAATGGGTTGAGGCTCACCCAGGCGTTAAGCGCTATGCAATTCTTGATGATAGCAGTGATTTTTTGTGGGGTCAGCCACTGTTTAGAACTACGTGGGAAGATGGGCTTACTGACAGTATTGCAGACCAGGTAATTGCCCACCTAAATGGTGAACCATACGCAAAGCTTGACATTCAAGCATAAGTACCATACAGTGCGGAATGTAAGCAAGTCTTATAAACAAAAATCAACGATCTTGGAGGGTCAATATGAGAGTCTTAATAGCCAAACTAATACTAAAACTGCTTGTGCCAAATGCAAATAAATTAGGTACGCTTGATGCTACCGGCAAAGTAAAGTTCTAGTATTCCACAGCATTAACAGATGAGCGCCCTGACCGGCGCTTTTTTGTTGAACAAAGTGCTTGACTAACTGTAGGGAGTTTTATATTATAGACATAACAACAAACGAATTGGAGGGAAGTTGTGAGCTTGAAAGATAAGATATTTGGTAGTAAGCGTGAACCGCAACAGGTGGATATACCAGCGATTATGCAACCAGAAGAGCCAGTAAATTATAACTCAGTGCTTGATTACTTAGTTGGCTTGAGTGATAAAGATTATCGTAAAATGACCGGCAGTGCTGAGGTCTACCGTAAGGCAAACAAAGATGTGGCTAAAATAGTTGGTATCAAAGATGAACCAACCCACACCCTATTGCCTGAAAAGCCATCAGAAGAGCAAATTGATGCTGAACTTGACGGCTTACTTGAAACGCACCCAGATGATTTGCGTGCGGCACTTGAAAACGAACCAACAGCCGAAAAGCCCCACAAGGCTCAATCAGCCACAACGAAAGTAAAGGAGGGCTAAAAAGTGATTGCCCGAATAAAAAATGTGTTCAAGCAATGGCGCTCTAATCGTCAGCATTTGCGAGAGCTGACGATTAAGCTAGAAGCATTGACTGATCCAACCTTTTTAGATAGGGCGCTGCACGGCGAATGGAAGCTTAACAACGGCATTCACGAAAACTGCAGGTGTGCAATACAGCTATGAAAGCCTACCGCGATTTATTTGGTAAAAAGCTAAACAAAGCTGATGTTACCCAGGCAGTTATTCATACGGTCCGAAGTGGCAACCCATACCCATCACACTTAAGCAGGCATATGGGCATTGGCTTTTTCAAAGCAACACGCCTGGTCAAATTACTTGCAGATGCAAACGTAACGACACCAACCGATAGTAAAAACCGCCGCGTGCTACTCAAAGAAGATGCGGCACTAAACGCTGCATTTAGGCAGCTCAAGAAAGGCAGTAAATAATATGGGCATTTCAGGCAAAGTTGTTAACGGCAGGCTTGTGGTGAAATACAAAGGCACTGAGTACCCGTTAATCAAGAGCAATGCAAAAGCAGTTGAAGCCTACCTACACACCGGCGATGCTGTATATTTGAACGCCCTGGCATCAGAAGAAAACATAGACCGCTTTAGCGGAGATAGGACTTACTAAAATGCGCGAGGTTATTTATTTAACAGCCAGCCGTAACGGTGTTGGCAGTACAGTACGCAAGAACCTACCAACAAATCTTGGGCGTGGTGAAGTGCCTATTAAGGTGACTGTAGAAATCGCTGCAGACGCGTTTGCGCCACCGGTCATTGAACAGAGTATTGTTATTGAAAACCCGTACAAAGGTATTGACCTGGAAGATGTGCATTTCAATGGCAGTGTTATTACTGAGGGTGAAGCTGCACTGATCCGCCAAAAGCGACTTGAAAAAGCTGCAGATATTCTTAAGGCAAACGGTTACACAGTTGAAAAGGATGATAAGTAGTATGGATGCTGCAATACAAGCGTTCCTAATCACCCTGGCTATCGTAGGCGGTGTTTTAAGCCCCGTGTTGCTCATTGCATTCATTGGCACGTTTGGCAACGCTATGAAAGCCCTGGCAGCCGGTTTAGAGGCTAAGGTTGAAGAGATTAAGAAGCAACCACCATTTGATGATGTAGAGCTTAACCTAAACCCAATGACCAAAATACTCAGTGGCAGGATTATCAAAGACGATAAAGTGCTATGGCAGGGCAGTGTGCGCCGCCAGCAGGATGATTTATAATGCCGGTCCATATTTCAGTAACAGATTTAAGCCAACCCCAAGTCGTTGCAGTGAGGGTTAAATAATGCTTGTTTATAACTACCCAAGAGCAGCTGGCAAGACCACAATTATTGTGAAGCACGCCATTGATCGCAACCTTGACGTTATGGTATTCGGTCCAGAGGAAAAGCGCCGATTATATAAAGCATTCCCAGATTTGAAACCAGGTCAGGTGTTTACTGTTGAAGAGGCAAGAAGCCGAAACCGTAAAGGATATAAATACGCTGGCACTGTAGTTGATAATCTTGATTTAATACTGCAGCAGTTGGCAGATAACCGTGTTAGTGCCGTATCGCTCACAGAGCCAATGGTAATGATGCAACACACTAGGGGGCAAGAAGATGGACGGTAAAAGCCAAGCTTGGCGCGATGCTGCAGACCGGCTATTAGAAGCCCTGGCACGTGATAACCAGTACATTGTTGGTGACATCCTAATTATCTTTTTGGAGTCAGCAGGGTACGGTTTAAGCGACTACACCCCACTAGGCGGCGTATTCAAACGTGCAGCCAAAAAGGGCATCGTGAGCCGCATTCAGAGCAACCGCAAGCAAGCCTTATGGAAAAGTGAAATATACGTGAGGCACGGCAATGAAAGCTAAGGCTATACTGCTTGATAGAAATGACCCAAAGGCGCTTTCACCGCGTGCTATTTTACACCTGAAAAAGCCTAGCCTTTGGCGGCGTATTGGCTACTGGCGTTACAAAATTATAATGTGGATCGATAGGAGGGCAAAATAATGCTTACATCAATTACCCATATAGTCAGGGATGATACGACTATGAAGCGATACGCTGTCTTTGCTACTAAAACTGAGGCTGCACAAAAAGAGGGTGATTATACCATCTGGCACTACCTCAACAGTACTGACAGCGCCCCAGAAGCCATACACTGGCGGCAAGGTGCTATTGAACACGATGATTATGACCAGGTAGTTATTGTGTCACCGCTTGAGCTTGAAATTAAATCTGGTTTTGGAGATAAATAATGCCTGAAATTAAACCACCAGTAGCAGCCACCACAAGCCCATCAGTACCACGCCTTAAAAATATGGTTGAACAGGTACTACGCGAAAACCCTAAGTATATGGGTATTGAAGCCCGTAACAGTGACATTGCCCTGCTGATCCTAATTTGGCAGCGTTGGTATGGAGTCAGTGACCTGGACAATGGCACAGTCCACGTGCGCCGGTTGCTTGATTTGCCCCGTGAGGATAACGTGAAGCGTGTACGCGCCAAAATTCAGAATGAAGAGCATAAGTATTTACCTACCAACCCAGATGTACTTATTAAGCGCGGTATTCTTGAAGAGTATTGGCAGGATGCACTTGGCTATAATCTAACTAAGGATGAATGGCGGCAGCATCACAAAAACGAAGCTGAACTTAAACAGGGTGAACAGAGGGCGATGCTATGAGTGAATTAAGCCTAGATGCACAGTATGAGCTTGCCGCCAAAGTCCAAAATCTGATTATGTTTGTTGGCTTACTTACCCCAGAAGAGATTGAGGGAATTAAGCAAATGCGTGACCAAGTTGAACAAAATATTAGTTCACTTAGCGCAATCAGTGGCACTATCACACCGCTTGAAGAGTCAGAAAATAAGATTGCCCACTATAAGGCAATTGTTAAGCGGTCCAATGCTATCCTGGCAATCGCTGAGAGCAATGCCGATATGCAGGCTGCAGACGCTGAATTTGAAGCCAGCAAAAAAGGTCGTGAAGAGATTAAGCGGATGTTTGGGCTATGAGCAAGCAAGAAATTCACTGTAGCCACGACTTGCCTATATCGCAGTGCCTAGAGCATTGGCAAGAGTTTTGCGAAGCCACAGATATAACTATTGAAGAGCGTGCTTTAAAATGGGCGCTGAGTGGTGACACCGGCGTATCATCCGAAACGCTTTGTGCATTTATGAGTGGCGTGCCGGTCCAGCGTATGCCAGGCTCACCAAGTGATGCTAGTGATCGTGGGCGCTGCATTAGGTTGCTTAAAATCATCCCAGAGTGGATACCGCGCCTAAATGAGCTTACGATGCTGGATAATAAAGAGGTATCAATAAACGGTGCTGACCCAGTGCCATACAGCGAAACTGAATATAGTTGGACGTACCAAATACCGCTAATCATTAAAGAGGGAGGTTTTTAATATGAATTTTGAATACAGAGTACTAAGCGGTGCATCAGCACAAAGCCTTGAAGAGCAAGTTATTGACCTATGTGCCAATGAGGGCTTTATACCTCAAGGTGGCGTTGCAGTCACCGTATACAGCATTGCTTATAAGCCAGGCATCAATACCGGTGACGGAGTAATGCCAACCAGTGAATATATTTATTCTCAAGCAGTGGTGAAAGTGAGCGCAAAAAAGTAATGGGTATCATAGCAGTAGTGTCAGAGACAACCCTGCTATGCGCTTTTGACTACGCTGTGGGGCGTATGACATATGTTGTTAGTGAAGTGACTGCAGACATCATTGATGCAGCCCCAAAGCTCAGTGACAAAGCTAAGGCGTATATGATTAAAGAAATAAACCGCCGCGATGAAGTGAATGCCCTGGGTATGTCATTTGACCGTGAAGCTTGGTTAAAAGTAAGGGAGGTATTACGTGCATAGCCCAGAAGTATTAGTATTTGCGGTTAAGTCACCATTTTGGCATACGTTTAAGTTTGCCAGCGGTAAGAAGCAACGCTTTCACAATTCAATTATTGAAGTTTGGCATATAGAGCCGCACGGTGCTGACAGTTTGACGATTTGCAAGAATAAGGTATATGACCAGGACGGCAAGTTTTTGCGCTGGTCCAGTGCGTGGAAGTGGCACGTTTGGCATTATAGAATATCGCCCAGCATTTTATATAGGTGGCGCAGGTATTTATTTACACGTTGTGCTGAGTGTGGCGGTCCAAGTCGCAAAGGCAAGCAAGTCAATCACAGAAATGCCGGTTGGGATGGTGCGCCAAAAACGCCATTGTGGTGTGGTGAAATAAAACTGTACCATTCTGGGTGTGTGGCTAAGGTATCAGCACGCGCTCACCACCACGATCCAAAAACTTGCTACCAATGCAAGCAAAAAGCTGAAAAAACAGAGGCGGCAAAGGTACTTGAACCCCTGTTTGGCATAAAATCTTAATGTCGTAAAATATGCTGGGTGTCAGCCAAAGTGGTTATGAGCATCAGCCCAGCAATTGCACGTGAGGTGCAGTTTAAAATACAAAAGCCGCGTTTAGGCATCTGGGCGCGGTTTTTGTGTATTGTAAAACTATGGGGAGTTTGATAATATTAACTTAACAACCATAAAAGAATTGGAGTCAAATTATGGGTTTATTCGGTCCAAGTAAACAAGAGATGCAAGACGCTGTTGCTGACGGCATACACCAGGCAATACGCACTAGCCATTATAGAGGCTATGAAGTCAAGCAGGGTAAAAAGCAAGTCCAGGGTCAATACTACGTTGTACCACCAGAAATAAGCGTTGTTGCCTATGATCCAAACAATACTACCCCAATGCCACCACTACGCAAAATACAGATGCCTAATGGCTTTTTTGTGATTTATGACGTTATTGAATACAGAGAAATGACGCGTTTTAACCCATTTACTGATGTAACAACCACTGATAGGGTAAGTGAAAGCAATGTTGCCCGTTATTACAGCTACGATGGCTGGAATATGGATAAAATACAGCGTCTTATACGTTACGCAAAAACAAAGGGCTACTACCCATCAGAGGATTGGATGCAACAAGAGGCTTTAAATAATGGACTGTGAAACAAACGGCAGTCTGACTATCACCGGCAATTTTGCCGAACTGCAGCAAAGCAAGCCAGAGCCTTTTAATTATGACCGCACAGCCAAGTGGATAGAGCCGTTTACTATGGAATGGCGCGAAGTAATGGGCGATGCCATATGTAGCTGTACTACTGTAGAAGTGCATTATGCGCCCTACTACGGCTTTGACTTTTACCATAGAGACAATTGTAGCTTAATGCGTAAACTTGCAGCACAGCCCCAAATAGCCAACCTAAGAGAGATTGTTTTACCGGCAATGACTCAATGGGATGATAGCGTACCAAATGATGGTAAGTTGCATATATGGGTGCATCGTAAAGTAACGCGTCCAAAAAAGGTTAAAGTAAAACGTATATTGCCGCAATTATCATTGCTGCAACAGGGAGTATAAATATGAATGATATTATAAAAAACCTACGGTCTATAATTGAAGATTTACACGAAGCAGGGTGTGATTATATTGAGGGATTTAACTACCCAAAGTCACAGGCAGCCGGTATGTACAAATGTGACTGTACGCGCATTGAAGCGCTTGAATATTTAGATAAGCTTGAAAAGTTAGTTTAAATATAGTGGGTTTTACCGGTCCAGTGTATTGATCCAGCAGCAAGCCTATGGGCAACACGTGGCTCAGGGCTTACATCAGTGCCGTGACCGGCAATTAGCGTACCCAAATCATCATCGTGATTGACTAGGCTAGGAATGCAATAATATACCGGCAATTCATTCTGGCAATAGAACTCACCTATTTTATTGTCATACTGCAGATCAATAGGCTCAACAAACTCAAGCATTGGTGCTATATGGTCCGATGGTATAACGATGCCTACGCCCCAATACAGCTGATGTGACTGTAACCAATCACCATCTTTGGCTTTTGCTACCGCATCACTCACACGCCGCTTTAGGGGTCTTGCTGTACCGGTATATAGTGAAAACAATGTTTTGACCGGCAGTGCTTTTATAGCGCCCTCAATGTTGGCGTAAAAGTCCGGTGTTAGCAGGGCATCATCTTGAATGACTACGTGCCAATCACCTTTACCAATACCATCCTGCAGCGCCCTTTTGCCAGTGTGCCATTCACTATTTACCTCATCCCAAGTAATAGTATTGCTGACAAACGGGTATTGCACTAACTGGTCATTCAGAGCTTCTGCCTGAACCCTACGCCTGCTATCTGCCATAATAGTGATGCTTATATTCATATTTGCCTCAATGCCTCTAGTAAGCCGTCCTGAACGTCATTCAGTGGCTTTACCAATGCACTCTTATGGTCCAGCCATTTCCAATCACCGGTTATTACATCATCCCTGGCTATTCGCATATTGGGTATGCCGTAGCTATCAGCAATGATTATGCCGTGCAGTGAGCTTGACATAATGACCCTACAGCTGCTGATTTTCTTAATCACCTCTTCTGCAGGCTCAGTGGCATCAATAACAATGTCAGCAAACGGGTATTCGTCCTGGTCCACATAATGCCGGACAACGCCGATATTGTACTGTGCCGGTTGCTTAACCCATATGCGGCTGGCTAATAAGCCTAAATCACCAAGTGGCACATCCACCTTAAGGCAGTCTGCAGTAAGCTTGCCGCGCACTGCTAACACTTTAAAGTTATGTTCAGCATCGTGAGTATGCCCAGCCCCAGAGCCTATAACAATGGCATTGGGGTTTTTATTTTCTGCCGGATCGAGTACTGTGCCGGTCAGCAGGTATTCAGCCTTAGCAAATGATGTACGGTGTACCTTATAGCCCAGCTTACGCAGTATGATAGCGCCTAGCTCATCGCCAAAGTTATGCGGTCCAGTGCGTGGTCTCCACCAATACGCATTGATTACCTTACTTGTGTCTAAACCAAGCATTAGTAGTAGCCTCCATTTTCTTAAACAGTGATGTTACGTGCCTGCCATATTCAATAACGTCAGCATACTTGGTATGCACCAGCTTATTGAATATGCCCATTTCAGTGAGGTCTTGAGGGTTATTAACGTGGTATGTGTACATTTCTTTGCATAAGTCCATAACCATCTTACGGCTGCCGCCTACAACACCACAGTTGAGCAATGGTAGTGCGCCATTTTCTCTTAGGTATCTATTAACGCTAGGCTCAAGGTGTCTGGTAACCATCCACTTATTATTGAGCGTGTTGCCTGGCTCATCACCAACATATAGATTGCCTGGCTCAAGGTGAGTAAATGGATTGTTCACCATATCAACATCAGTGGCATCAACTACAAACACATTGGTTATATCGCGCCGGTCACGCAAGTACTGCCATTCTTTAAGCCAGCGTTCAAAGTATGGGGTCGTGGTAATGTCTACCTTATTAGGCAGGTCAAAGCAATTGTGGATCAGCACAAACTCAATGCCGTGTGCCTCAACTGATTGCTTAAGCCTATCAATGGCGGCAAGCTCAGGCTTCCAAGTAGTATCACGCTGCACATCAAACACATTGGCAAAGTAGCAGGCTATAACAACGTCTTTGCCGTATGGCATAAATGCTGCAGACCCCTCAGCCTCAGCTAGTAAATGCTTATTGCCCTCATTGTTTTGTTTGATGATGATACATACCCTATAGCAGATGATTGGTATAAGCCCTATGTTGAAAGCCCTGAGCATCACCTGATGTATCTGTTTACCAGCTGGGCAAATGGTACGCCGGTTGGTGATGATGCAATTATGTACCAGGATAGCCAGCACAAGGCACACCAGCACGCTAGGGGCTGTATGCTGTACGTTGATAGCGTTGCATTGGCTACTGTTGGTGGTATGGATGTGCGGTATGGCAAGGCTATGAATGAGCATCTTGATTGGTCTATACGCATTCATAATGCCGGTCTTACTACCTTTAGATATATGGATGTTGTAGATAGTGAACAACTTATTTATTCAATGGACCAGCACCAAGAAGCGCGTACCAGTATTGAAAATAGGGCGCAATACAATGAGGGCAATAAGCATTTACTAGCTGAGGCTGAGGGGTCTGCAGCATTTATGCCATACGGTAAAGATGTGGTTATAGCCTGTTACTTTGCCAATGTGTTTGATGTGCAGCGTGATACTACTTGGAAGCCTGAGCTTACAGCCATTGATAAATTAAAACAATCAGTTGAGGCGCACGGCATTGAGTTTGTGCTGATCCACAACTGCTTTGACCTGCCCAATAAGGTAGATATATCAACTACCCCGTACTTTGAACGCTGGCTAAAAGAATGGCAGTATTTGCGTGACCGGCGCGATATTAATAACGTCTTTGTAGTAGATGCCACTGATGTTGATATGGTGAACAATCCATTTACTCACCTTGAGCCAGGCAAGCTATATGTTGGTGATGAGCCAGGCAACACCCTCAATAACAAGTGGATGCTTACCAGACACCTTGAGCCTAGCGTTAATAGGTACTTAAGAGACAATGGCACACTGCCGCTGCTCAACTGCGGCGTTGTTGGCGGCAGCCGCAAGATGGTTATGGACTTATGCAAAGAAATGTATAGCTACCACGTTAATAACCCTCAAGACCTTACTGAAATGGGCATCTTCAATAAGCTGGTGCATACCAAGTATGCTGACGTTATTGAATATGGCAGGCACGTAACATCACTATTTAAGAAATTTGAGGTAACTACCAATGCTTGGTTTAGACACAAATAAGGTCATTAACGCTTACTGGTGGAGACCACGCACCGGACCGCATAACTTTGGTGATGAGCTGGGTGCTATCATACTTC